ATATGGCAATGCGAGCAGCCAGACAGAAAAAGAAAGTAGCATTCTTCCAGGCTGGGGACATGACAGAGGATGAACAGATAATGCGTATGTGCATTCATATCACAAAGAAATCTAACTTAGAAAAATACAGTGGTAAGATGTTTCAACCCGTCAGGGATTGTGTATTAAATCAATTAGGAACTTGCACCAAAGAAGTTAGGGAATGTGATTTTGGAGTGTTTGAAGGCCATACAATAAAGGAAATACGGAAGGATGTTACGTTGGAAGAATTGAAAGAAGCTTGGAAAGATAACCCGGATTACTTGCCTTGCTCAAGTTGTAAAGCATATAACTACCAACATATCGGAGCCGTCTGGTTGGAAGAGGTTAATACAGGCAACGCCCTGACAATGGAACAGGCTAAAGAGGCGGTGGATAAGTTCTTTATTCAAAACAAACGAAGGTTCAAACTTTCCTCTCATGCCAACGATACTTTGTCCATTAAAGAAATAAACGCTTTGTTGGATGTTTGGGAACGGCAAGAGGATTTCATACCTGCCATAATAGTTATTGATTACGCTGATCTGTTGGTTCCTGATAATAGTGGTATTGAATTTAGACATCAACAAAACAAGATATGGAAAGGTTTACGGAACTTGTCTCAGGTTAGGGATTGTTTGGTGGTAACAGCCACCCAGGCAGATGCTGCTAGTTATGAGCAAAACCGTTTGAAGCTAAAGAATTTTAGTGAGGATAAGAGGAAATATGCCCATTGCACTGCTATGTATGGATTAAATCAAGACCCAAAGGATAGGGAAAAAGGTTTAAAAATAATGAGGATCAATGAAATTATAAAACGTGAAGGATCGTTTAGTAATGCAAATGAGGTTACTGTAATACAGAATTTAGAGAGGGGAAGACCTTATTTAGGATCGTTTTGGTAATGTTAAAAATATTTTTTGTATAATATAGTAAATAGAAATTATGTTTTTAGACGATGAATTATTAAAAATGTGTGAGATTGCAGAAGCTGGGAAACCTGAAGGGGTGCAAAAGCTGAATGTTGATATTTGCAGAAAATGCGAAGATTATTATAAAACCGGACTCAATGAATTATCGACAGGAAAGGAAATAAAAATCAGATTAGATAAAGCATTTAATTTGTTTGATTCCTTTGTGAGAATGGCTTTAAAAAGCGAAGATTTACAAACTAAAATACTTGGAGAATTATTTAAGAAGCACACTTTTAAGAAACAATTTTTAGCAAATAAAAAGATAAATGAAATATATAATAAATTATAAAACAAAACAAAATGTACACAATCAGCAAAGAATTCTCATTCAGCGCCAGTCATAAACTGACAGGCTTACCAGTAGAACACCCTTGCAGTCAGCTTCACGGACACAACTATTTAGTCATAGTTGAATTGCAATCCGCCAACTTAGATAAAACTGGTATGGTAGTAGATTACAGAAAACTAACCTTTATAAAAGAGCATATTGATGCCCATTTGGATCATAAACATTTGAATGATGTATTGGATTTCAACCCAACGGCTGAGAACCTGGCTAAGTATATTTTTGATTTGTTTAGTAAGACATACCCTCAGTTGATTGCGGTGTCGGTTAAAGAAGATACAACAAGAACGGCAAGATACACACCGTTATTTGGTACCGGGAAGATGACTAATCAAAGTATTGCTGAAAAAATTAATAAGAATATGTTGTAAAATAGAATAAAAATTTGTATAATATAGTATTAATCAAAACAAATCAAAATGAAAAAAGAAGTATTAAGTAAAGCAGCAAAGGAATTGGATAAGCTATTGTTTAAGACATCTCAAATAAAGTTAAACCAAAAGCCAGAGGAATTGCAAAAAGACACGGAGGAAGCCTCGAAGGAACTACAATCGGATGATACCATAACCAAGGAAACTCTCGAAGCCCTTACAGAGATTTGGAAAGACCGGGATGGAGAACTTACTGTTAAGGTATGTGAAATATTCCGTGGGCTTGGAATATTGCCTGCAGTGGAAGAAAACAAGCAGGAGGAAGATGCTGAGATTGTACCTGATGAAGATTCATTGGTAGGAGAAATTAACGATGCTGAACGGATTAAGGATTTGAAAGACATTGCCCGGAGTAATGATGAGTTCAAAGCAATCCGTGGACAGTTGAATGGTTATAAAGAGTTGGAAGATTTACGCAATGAAATGTTAGTAATATTAGATGGATCAGTTAAGAAAGCAGAACCGGAAGTTAAGGCGGAAGCTGAAAAGGAAAAGGCTGCTGAACCTGCCTATGTGAAAAAGGGGAATGAGAAGAAAGAGGAACCGAAAATAGCAATAAAAGAAACCAAACAACTTGAAGAATCCAATGTTGTTAAAGGGTTAATAATTGGTTCAAAAGTAAAATTCACTACTGCAGCCAATTCCAAAATAGCTCCTAAAAAGCAATTGACTGGTGAAATTATTCAAATTAAAAATTGTAATAAACTCAAACAAGAGGTTGTTAAAATACAAACAAAAGTAGGAGATTTTTATAAAACCAGTAAAAGTATTACATTGGTATAAAAATGAAAGATATTTTTGATAATGTCAGATTACTTTTAACTACGAGAGGAAGAGTGTCTTTTCAACCTACTCTAAAGAATTTATCAGATACTATCCGTCAAAAAGTAACTATTATTTGTTATCCAGGAGAAAGAAAACAACATCTTATAAATTGGGAAGGAAAAGTTTATCAAATAATAGAACACCCAAATGTATTGGATAATATCGATGCAATTCGTCATTGGTGTATTGAACATTTTAAGGAGGATTACATTATTTTTATGGATGATAATCTTAATTTTCATGTTAGAAAGGATAGTGAAAGGGGTACTCAATGTAAGTTCCCATTACATCAAATGTGTTCAAAACATTTCAGTGAAAAAACAATAAGCACAATTCAATGGGAAATGTTTACATGGATTATTGACAGGTTAAAGTCTATGAAATATGGAATTGTTGGTTCTTCTTCTTCTAATAAAAGTATTCAAAATTTAATAGATCAAAAATACGGAGTAGTAGGCATTTCTACAAGACCAGGAAATAACAGACACATAAAAAATGAAGAAGAAAATTTTAGAGTGTATGCTTTTTGGGGTATAAACAAACTTTTATTTAATCAAGTTAAGTATAATTATGATGTTTCAAGTTTTAAATATAAAGGAGATTTTTATACTGTTCTTTTTATGCTCACACAGGGCTTTCCTAATATTATTAGTTATAAATATTCCTTCGGAAAAGTAGGAGGTCCTAATAATCAAGGAGGATGTAGCATATATAGAAATGAAAAGTTGATCTCTTTAGAAGCAGAATTGTTAGCTAAAAAATTCCCAGGTATTGTTAAGATAGTAACTAAAAATAGTAAAAGCTGGAAGGGAGTCTCCGATGAAATAAAAGATGTTAACGTACAATGGAAAAAAGCATATGAATACGGTATAAGACAAAAGAAAGATGAAAAATACAGGCTTTTTTAATACACCGATAAAAGACCCTTTATACTTCTTTGTATATTGGATAGCAGAGCGGCAAAATATATTTTGGAAACGATATAATAATGTATATCCTCCATGGACAAATGATGATGTATTCAAAAGAGTAAAATTTACTAATGTGTATCGTATATTAGACCGTAGTAGTCAAGACCTTTTACAACGTGTTATTTATAATGGTAAACAATATTCAAAACGGGATATGTTGTATCGTATTATTGTGTATAAACACTTTAATCATCCTCCTACCTGGACACGATTAATAGAAGAATTTGGAGATGTCACATTGGATGTTCCAAAACAGGAAATATTAGACTTTCTAACTTCTTTGTCTAATAGTATTTATAATAAGGCATACATGCTTACAAGTGGATTCACTAAAGGCAAAAAATATTCAAAATTTTATGGAATGAATAAATTCCATGCATACTTTGAAATTTTCTATAATGAAATATTTGATAATGGATATGATGCAGAAGTATTAAAGAGTCAATCTATGCAAGAATTATTTACAAAATTGAGTCCAATTACAGGATTCGGTGATTTTATTTCTATGCAATATTGTATTGATTTTAACTACAGCACACTATTCAATTTCTCTGAAAATGATTTCATTATAACAGGTAGAGGGGCTAAAAGAGGGATAGATCGGGTATTTAAACAAAGGAAAGAAAGAGACTATAAAGACATTATTTATTGGACAAAAAAGAATATTAATGAATTATTCAAAAAGTATAAAGTATCATTTACTCCATTACCTGGAAGAGAACTCACGTTAACAGACATACACAACTGCTATTGTGAAATAGGAAAGTATTTGAAAATGCTCAATCCAGACAAAAACACACCCGGTGAAAAGCAAATCAGCCATCGTTTTTATTATGATCGGAAAAAAGATAAAATCCAATACACATTTCCACCTGATTGGAATGTAAAATTATAACTATGTATACGTTTAAAAATTTAGATCAGACATTAATAGGGATAAGTCAAGAAATCCTAAAAGTAGGTGCATGGAGAAACGTACGTGGGTTTCGTTGTCTTGAAATTCCTAATCCTGTACTAATTAAAATCACTAATCCTACTGACCGATATATTACCATTCCTGAACGCAAGTGGAATCGATATCTTCCATTTGCTGAAAGCCTTTGGATGGCTTTAGGACTGAATGATCTTGATTCATTACCTGGTCGGTATGTTAAAAACTTATATAATTATTCAGATAACGGTCGTACATGGCGTGGTGGATATGGTCCTCGTATACGTAGCTTCAGTGGTCTTAATTTAGATTATGATGTGTCTGAACCAGAATACCGGAACATAACTCGTGGATGTATTCAAACAACCGATCAATTACGATATGTTATTCTTTCTTTACAAAAAGATATTAATACACGACAAGCTCTTATTCAAATAGGAGATCCAGCAAAAGATTGTTTTGATGTTGATGGAGAGTTAAAAATAACTAAAGATTATCCCTGTAGTCGTACATTGCAATTTATGATGGTTGACAAAAAATTGGATTGTACTTTGTATATACGTTCCAATGATGTTGTATTTGGTTTGAGTGCTGTAAATGTATTTAATTTTACATGGATGCAGGAATATATAGCTAATATTTTAGGTGTCCCTGTAGGAAATTATTATCATTTCGTAAATAATTTACATGTATATGATTATCATTTAGACAAAGTCAGAATGTTTGCCAATATGGACATCCAGAAATATGATAGGGATGTTCAGTTTCAATATAAAGATAAGATTGAATCGTTACAAGAATTTGATAAGTTACTTACAAATGTGTATCATTATGAAAAAGGAGTGTTTTCAGGAGAGTTTGAGGACTTTGTTTCATTCGATAATGATATGGTCAACGATTGGGCTAAAGTGTTCTTATACCACTCTAAACATGCTTTAAAAGACAAATTTATTAATCCTCATTTAAACAACTTATTTAACTTATAAAAAATGGATATTAAATACTATCGAAAATTAAAAAACGTAGATCGTTTAGGAATAGAACCAAAATTACGAGAGTATAATTTACTCGAACACCAATATATGGTTGCTATGCTGTTTCGACACTTTGCTTATAAAGAAGACGTGCCGTATGATATGCAAATATTTGATCTGGTTTTGCATCATGATATAATAGAAACAGTAACGTCAGATATTCCTTACCCTGTTAAAAACTTCAATAGAAAAACAGTTGAATGTTGGAGCACAATTGAACAAGAAATAATACAAAATCATGCCCAACTAATTCGATACAGTGATAAGAATATTGAACAAGCTATGACAGACAAACAATTTTTATTATTTAAAGTGTGTGATTTATTAGACTTATGGATATTTTTAAAGGAAGAACAAAAGATGGGGAATAATAGTAGTAGTTGTAAAAAAATAATCAAAACATGTGTTGAATTAATTAAAGGAAAATTCGGAACTGTAGATGTATATATGAAAACTTATGATTATGAAAACTTCTAATCAACCTTTTTTAGATAATCTCTGGCGTTGGAAAACGGGTATTCCAGAAAAGGAAATAGGTGTCCCTTCTCCAAAAAAACTTGAAGAACTGTCAAAAACAGAATGGTCTACTGAATTTGAAAAACGTATGCGAAATAGATTAATATTTGGTGCATATCGATATGGGCAAATGGGACATGGAAGAATTCCAGCAGGGAAGCCTACATATGATCGTTGTGAAAGTGTGCGTAAACGTCTTGGTTTTTTTGAACAGACTGGTAATGCTGAATGGTTAGTTGACATTGCTAATTTAGCTCTATTGATTTACGAAGAACGTGTACATCCAAAATTTCATTTTAAACACATTGATGGCGATACTGATGAATCTTATCATGATAACATAATTAAAAAATAAAATGATAATAAAAATAATAAATAGATCGAATAATCCCCTGCCAATATACAACACAGAACAGTCTGCAGGAGTAGATTTGAGGGCATATATAATAAAAAAGATTAGTATTAAACCTCTTGAAAGAACCTTGGTGCCAACAGGTTTATTTATTGAGCTACCAAATGGATATGAGGCACAAATTCGACCAAGAAGTGGATTGGCAATAAAGAAAGGAATTAGCGTATTAAATGCTCCTGGAACAATTGATGCTGATTACAGAGGGGAAATAATGGTAGTTCTTATTAATCTGTCGAATGAAAATGTAGATATCAATAATGGAGATAGAATATGTCAAATGGTTATTAACAGACATGCGAAAGCAAATTTTCAAGAAGTGCAAGTATTAAACAAAACAAAGAGAGGGAAAAGAGGTTTAGGACATACTGGAAATAGATAAAATTTAAGAAACTTACAATAAAACTCAAATATTATGAATAATACAAAAAGTGCTAGAATAAAAGATATCAGAAAAGTATTTCGTCGTAAATGGCCTGACTATCGTGTTGTTGGTAATTATTCACATGACAAAGGTGTTTGGGTATTGCGAAAAGATTCTGTTCCTGTTATTACACAGATATTTAATAAAAATTATGATTTATTTCGAGCTTTATTTATACCAGGATATCATCCAGGAAAATCATTAGAAGAAATATATAAAAGAAACACATTTGGTGCTACTTTTGTCTCTCCTAGTATTTCAAAGGCTCATATACGTAATCTTCTTAATGCTTTTATCAGTCATTACAAAACAGCTCAAATATTGGGAGAAGTATTTGATATTTATTTACCTGATATGCCTATAAACACAGCTCAAAAAAGGTATAAAAAACTAAAATAAAACATGAAAAAACAAAACTTACTAACAGCCCTTGAAACAGTCAAACCAGGTTTGGCTGCAAAGGAAATGATTGAACAATCCACATCGTTTGCATTTATGAACGGTAGGGTTGTAACGTACAATGATGAAATCAGTCTGAGCCACCCGGTTGAAGACCTGGAAATCGAAGGAGCAATCCAAGCTGATGAACTTTATAAACTACTGAACAAACTAAAGGAGGATGAAATTGAAGTAGAAATCAAAGGAGGAGAACTTTTACTAAAAAGTGGAAAAACAAAAGCTGGATTAACTCTCCAACAAGAAATCACTCTACCACTGGAAGAAATCGGTGAAACAGGAAAGTGGAAAACCCTGCCTGAAGGATTTTTAAACCACATCAGGTTTGCAATGACTTGTTGTTCCAGGGATATGTCCCGTCCGGTGTTGACTTGCGTTCATGTAAGCAAGGAGGGTGTGATTGAAGGATCAGACGGGTTCCGTATTACTCGTTGTCAGTTAGAGGAGCAGATGCCGATAAAAACATTTCTATTGCCTGTATCGGCTGCCGTACAAGTAATAAGAATAAAGCCTACTAAAATAGCAACAGGTGATGGATGGATTCATTTTAAAACTGATGAGGATACCATATTATCCTGCCGGGTGTTTGAAGACACGTTTCCCGATACCGCTCCGTTCTTAAAGGTTGAAGGGGTGGAAATTGTTTTACCAAAACAAATTGATGAGATATTGGATCGTGCTGCTGTATTTGCAAAACGGGATCATTTCCTGGATGAGGTGGTTACGATTACAATAGGTGATAAGCACATTACAGTAAAAAGCAAAAGTGACACCGGTTGGTTTAAGGAGTCGGCTCGGATGCGGTATAGTGATAAACCGATTACGTTTTCTATTACCCCATACTTATTACAGGATATATTAAAGGAAACGAATGTTTGCGTAATGTGTGAAGATCGGTTGAAGTTTGAAGGAGCCGGGTGGGAACATATTACAACATTAAGGGAAAATGCGGAGTAATATGAACCATGCAAGTTTATATACTGGTATTGGAGGTTGGTTATTAGCCGCTGAAATGGCAGGAATTGAAAATATATTTGCAGTAGAAAATGACAAGTTTTGTAATAAGGTAATAAAAAAGAATTTTCCAAAAGTTAAACAATATGGGGACATCAAAAAATTCAAAGGAAAAGAATATTACAAAACAATCGATATTCTTTCCTCCTCAGATCCTTGCCAACCTTACAGTATTGCCGGGAAGCGAAAAGGCTCGGAAGATGACCGTTTCCTCTGGGAAGAGACTATTAGGGTGGTTCAAGAAATCAGACCGCCCGTTGCTGTTTTCGAGAATGTTGCTGGTCTCATCAGCATGGAAAATGGCAAAGCACTTGAAAGGATACTCACTGATTTGGAAAACGAAGGTTACTGGACAGAAGCGTTTATTATTCCGGCTGCAAGTGTCGGGGCGTGGCATAGAAGAGACAGGATCTGGATTATTGCCAACAGCTTGTGCATCGGAAGCGGGAAAATCAGATCATTCATTAAAGATGACATTAGAAGGCAAAATACAAATGACATTAGACAGGTATGTAAAAATGGAAGCATTAAAGATGTTTCCAACACCAAAGAAGCAATGTGCAAACAGCCCAGGATTACACGGTCAAGGAGGAATGGACTTACAAACTCATGTAAAGATGTTCCCGACACCGACAACCAGGAATTACAAGGACGGAACGGCAGAAAGTTGCAAAAATGTAGAAAGCAACGGATTATTAGGAAGGGAAATACACAAAACGACGGAAAATACTGGCAGTCTGAACCCGAACTGGGTCGAGTGGCTAATGGGATACCCAACAGGGTGGACCGACTTAAAGGATTAGGTAATGCAATCGTTCCGCAAGTAGCATTTGAAATATTTAAAGCAATTTTACAAACCCAAAAATGAACCAAGGATTCTTCACAGCAAAACAAACTGAATCAAAATCCCGACCGGATGGCAAAACCTATTCCTGTGCTTCATGTGGATTGTATAAGAATTGCAAAACTCCAAAAATGGAACCGTACGGAGAATTTAAACGTAAGATTCTGGTAATCGGAGAAGCTCCAGGCAGAACAGAAGATCAACGCGGGCATCCCTGGCAAGGTAAAGCAGGTAGATTATTACAACAAACTTTCCATAATGAATTGAGAGTGGATCTGTTTGAAGCCTGCCTTTGTGTAAATGCTGTAAACTGCCATCCAGAAGACAACCGAACACCTACCAATTATGAAGTTGATTGTTGCCGAAAAAACATATTGCAAATAATTGAGGAAAAGAAACCAAAACTGATTATCCTACTTGGTGGATCGGCTTTGTATAGCATAATCGGGCATCGTTGGAAAAAAGGATTGGATGGAATAATGAAGTGGCGTGGATGGACGATTCCTGATCAGGACTTTGGGTGTTGGATTTGTCCTACGTTTCATCCCAGTTTTGTTTTGCGTGGTGAGCGGGAAGTGGAAACGGTTTGGAAGAATGATTTGAAACAAGCTATTGAAAAGGTGGATAAATCTCTACCCAAGTATGAAGAACCAGAGATACAAATAATTGAAGATTTAATTCCTTTAGATGAATTTCTTACACTATATGTTAAAACTATCAAAATTGTATCAAATATCAGTCCAAATAGTAAAGTGTTTAAATCTGGAGTTTGTGCATTCGATTATGAAACAACCGGATTAAAACCACATGCAAAAGGACATCGGATTGTTTGTTGTGCAATAGCCACAAGCGCCAATCACTGTTATGTATTTATAATGCCAAAAAGCCGATTAGCCCGACAACCATTTGTTGATTTACTAGCTAATCCTGACATCGGTAAAATAGCTCACAACATGAAATATGAGGAGCAGTGGAGTAAAGTCAGGTTAAGGCAACCTGTTAAGAACTGGTTGTGGGATTCAATGCAGGCGGCTCACATATTGGATAACCGTCCTGGAATTACTTCGTTAAAATTTCAAGTATATGTTCGGTTTGGCGTGGTTGATTACAGTTCGGAAATTAGCCCGTATTTAAAACCAGCTTCAAAGGATGGAAATGCTATTAACCGTATTTATGAATTGTTGGAACAGCCTGGAGGAGAGGAAAAACTATTGACATACTGCGGACTTGACGCAATCTGGACTTATCGGTTGGCTATGTTACAAATGAATGAAATGAATTATGATGATTTACCTTTTTAAAATTATATGTTATGGCAAAACCTTGTAAAAATAAAGAAGATGTAATAAAAAGAAATATGGCTTACAAACGATTATGTCGTATAAACCATTGGCATCCTGGATTACCTCCTCCTGAATTGTATGGAAGTAAAACAAAGAAAACAGGAGAATTAACATTAAATGATATTGTAGAGGGATTACCAAAATGACAATCAACCCAAAAACAATTTCTGCATATAACTTAATCCATTCGGGAACCTTAGCTTTCACAAGAGCCGAAAGTCAAGGAATGCGTATTGATGTTGAATATGCTGAAAAGAAAAAAGCCCGATTGACAAAGAAAATTGAACGCCTGGAAAACCGATTATATGAAACCAAGTTTTATAGACATTGGCAACATCACAGCAAAAGTAAACCAAATATAAATTCCGGTACTCAACTAGCTTATTATTTATACAACATAAAGGAATTAGATCCACCAAAACAAACAGAATCTGGGAAAGGCTCTACGGATGATGAATCTTTGAAACTATTGAACATCCCAGAACTTAATGATATATTAGAAATAAAGAAACTAAAAAAAGTCAGAGATACTTATCTAGATGCTTTCCTTAGAGAGCAGGTCAACGGATATGTACACCCCTCGTTTAATTTACACTTGGTTCGTACTTTCCGTTCAAGCAGTGATCATCCAAACTATCAAAACATACCAATTCGGGACAAGGAGGCTATGCAAACGGTGCGTAAGGCATTATATCCACGTCCCGGACACCAACTATTAGAGGCGGATTACAGTGGCTTAGAAGTAAGGATTGCGGCTTGTTATCATCAGGATCCAAATATGTTGAAGTATATTAAGAATCCCGCAAGTGATATGCACGCCGATATGGCAAAACAAATATTCAAACTTCCAAATCTTAATAAATCAATTCCCGAACACAAAATACTTAGAGCTGCTGCAAAGAATGGTTTTGTATTCCCTGAGTTCTATGGAGACTATTACAAAAATTGTGCGGAGAATATGGCTTGTAAATGGGGGCAATTACCACAGGGTAGATGGAAAGAGGGTCAAGGAATTAAAATGCCTGAAGGAACTTTATCGGATCACTTAATAGAAAAAGGAATTAAATCATACTCTCAATTCGAAGATCATGTAAAAGATATTGAGGAGGACTTTTGGACAAATCGTTTTCCTAACTACGCCCGATGGAAAAAACGCTGGTGGGTTGCTTATCAAAAGTATGGGTATATTGATATGAAGACGGGTTTCCGGTGTAGTGGAATATTTAGTAAGAATGATGCAATTAATTATCCAGTACAGGGAGCTGCGTTTCATTGTTTGTTATGGTCGTTTGTTGAGTTGGATAGAATTATGAGAGAAGAAAAGTGGGATACTCGATTAATCGGGCAGGTACATGATTCTGTAGTATTGGATGTACACCCGGATGAACTTAACCATGTAGCTAAAACAGTTCGTAGAGTGACTTGTGAGGATTTACCGAAAGCCTGGAAGTGGATAATAGTTCCGCTTTCCGTAGATATGGATTTGTGTGGAGTGGATGAAAGTTGGGCTGACAAGAAAGAATTCGTATGTTAAATATTTTTTGTATAATATAGTAAATAGAAATTATGGAAATAGCTAAAATTGAAGAAGGGTACAAAATGCTTCTAGTAAAAGCAAACTTGATAGCTCAAATTAAAAGAGTTAAAACAGGTCTTGTAGATAAGAAAATAAGTCGATTATCATTTGAAAGTAAGCATGGAGCCTATATTTTTAAAGTTGAAGGAAATGATAAATTTATTGTGCAGACTGCTGAATTGTATTTACAAATATTAGAAGGCATGTTGAAAGAATTGAATTTAAAAATAATGGCATTATGAACAAGGAACCAAAAACCACAGAAGCCCATTTAATGGATTTACTCACTGAATTTCTAAAACACGACTTCACTAAAGAAAGTGTATTGGTAGTCGGGTATGAATTGAGTAAGAAATATGCCGAACGAATTAATAGAAATGTTTTAAAAACTATTGGAAAGGAGATTGGACAAGGATGAAAACTCTCATTAAAATAATCATTTTTTTATTCCTTACAGCTATACTGTGTTTATATATACTTATTCCGTCTATCGGATTAGGAATGCGTACGGTATTGTCTTGGTATTTATCATGGTTTTATATAAGTCATTGTATTGTAGGCATGATAATATTTATAGTACCATTAATATATATTTTTAATTGGATTGATAAAAACATAAAATGAGTCTTTACCACAAATACAGACCAACAGAACTGGAAGACATCCGAGGCAATTCCGATATGGTGGATTCTTTGCAGAAAATGCTAGCAGACAAAGAAACCTGTTCACATACGTTTTTACTACATGGACCAACCGGATGCGGGAAAACTACAATAGGCAGGATCATAGCCACTGAACTTAATTGCAAAGGAAATGATTTCCGGGAAGTTAATACAGCTGATTTTCGTGGTATTGATTCTGTACGAGAGATAAGAAAAAATATGCAGTTTAAAGCCTTACAGGGAGATTGCCTGGTTTGGTTAATCGACGAGGCTCATAAATTAACCAAGGATGCTCAGAACGCTTTACTGAAAATGTTAGAAGATTCTCCAAAGCATGTTTACTTTGTATTATGTACCACTGAACCAACCGGCTTACTAGGCACAGTAAAAAACAGATGTGCTCAATTCCAAGTCCGTCCGTTGAATGAACGGCAAATGTTTGGATTGCTTAGAAGTGTGGTAAAAGCAGAAGATGAAACCTGTACAAAAGAAATATATGAACAAATCTTTCAGGATAGTTTCGGGTATCCACGTAATGCTTTACAGATATTAGATCAAGTATTACTGGCTGATCCGGAAAACCGATTGGAAATTGCTAAACAAGCCGAGGTAGTTCAATCACAGAGTATTCAATTGTGTAGAACATTAGTAAATGGAGGAACAGCTTGGAAAGAAGTTCGTGAAATATTAAACGGATTGAAAGAGGAGGAACCGGAAAGCATCCGCCGTCATGTGTTGGGATATGCTCAAGCAGTTTTGTTGAAATCGGATAACGTAAGGGCTGGTTTGGTGTTGGAAGAATTTGTTGATCCGTTTTGGAACTCAGGTTTTCCCGGGCTTACTTTTGCATGCTATACAGTAATTAAAAACTAATTGATATGAAAAATTATAACTATATACTACTTACATGCTGGCTTGTATTAATCTGTATTCTGTATTTTATAAATAAAATAGATATAGGAGATTTTCTCATTGGTATGCTTATACTTTCTATTTCTAGTATAATTATGCAAACACAGGAAAAAACTAAATAATATGAGTTTATTCCTTGAATGTGTTATAGTATTGTTAGGATGTTGTGTAGTAGGATATGAGATTTGGTGTATAATAAGTTGGCTGGAAAAAATAAATAAAAACTAATTGATATGAAACTTGAACTTAATATAAATGACCAGGTATTAGTAAAATTAACAGAGTTTGGGAAAGAAGTATTAACAAAATATTATAGAAAACCTATTGCTCCAGAACTGGATGGATATTACAAATTTTCTATTTGGGGGCTTGCTAAAATTTTTGGCAAAGAATTTTATAATGGACAAATAAATCCTGTTATTGAAGACAACAAACTTATTATACAGTAATGAAAATAAAACCACCATCAAAAAAGGCAAAATTACAACCACTCGTAAGGAGAGGAAAGAAGGTTGGTAGGAATGAAAAATGCCCGTGTGGTAGTGGTAAGAAATATAAACATTGTTGTCTGCCAAAGATAAAGGCAAATGAATTACCTCCGAAAATCAAGGTGGTGGAAGTACCGGAAAAGAAGTTTAAACGAACTAAAAAATAAATGATATGAACTACGAAAAAGACATGAGAATTGATGAGACTTCTTTAGATATAGAGTGGTTAGAACAAGCCGAGTTGGCTATGAAATACGGAGGGATTTACTCAGATGCTAGGAAAGAATTAGAACAGGCTGAAGAGGAAGTCAAAGTAATCCGATCAGAATTAGTAAAAGAAGCTAACGAAGATCCTGATAAGTATCTTGGAGATGGAATAAAACCAACCGGACCTAATGTAGAAGCTTATTACCGTACTCACAAACGACACAAAGATTGTAAACAGAAAATAATTGATTTACAATTTGAGTTGAGTAATGCTGAAATTGCTAAGAGTGAAATAAGTTTTACCAGGAAAGCCGCTTTGGAAAATCTTGTAGTTTTACATGGACAACAATATTTTGCCGGTCCAAAAGTACCAAGGGCGATTACAAGTGAAAGAGAAAAGCATGAAAAGCAAAAGAAAGTTGATGCAGGTGTTGGAAAACGGTTAAAAAGGAGTAAATAATTATGCTAAAAGAAATATTAAACGGAGCAGCTTTAGGAATAATCTTTCTATGTACATTATATCTAATAGGAAGAGTCTTAACGGCTGCTTGTATTGACGGAGTGATGAAACATTTTAAAAACAAATCTAAACAAAAACAAAATGGCAAAGAAAAGAAAAAGTAGTT